ATGGCGTTTTGATTCTTAGATGCTCTACCATCCAATTCAACTCCTTTTCCCCATGAGATATACTCCAAGTCCACCAACTTAGAGATAGACCCCTTCATTCGCTCTGTTTTGATATGAATAGAACCGTAACCATACCGTCCCGAGGGAAAAAGGAAAACCGTTTTTCTTTTTTTTGTCTGGATGTCCAGTAAACGCGGAAAATAAAATAAAAAAAAGCCCCCAATCCCGGCGAACCAAGAAAGGGGGCGGATTCGTTACGTAACGTTGTTCTGTTTTTCTTATGATCATTTTTTTCCGATTCAGGAAATGGCGACCTTGTAAGGGTCAAATTGTTTTGCGTTCTTGGGTCTTAAGAATTCAAAGGTTGGTTCATTCTCAGCGAAGAGGATTTCAAGAACCTGCCCCATTTGAACCTTCAACACATTGGTTGCACATCCAGCCGTTTCCCACTCGCAGCAATTCGCCTCAAGTATTTTCAGGATTGACTTTTGGGTAACAAGCATCGGGTTTTGATATTCGTCGATTGGGAAAACCAAAGCGACTATTCCCTTTTCAATCGCCCAATCAGGGAGGTTGAATTCGGGGAACAACGTTCCGGCACCCATCCATATTTTCCGCGCTTGTATTTTGGATTCATGTTTCACCCAATCGACGGCCTTTTCACCCGTCAAGGTCATTTGTCCAAACACCGGCATTTTGTTCTTTTTCGCAGCACCACATAGGGCCAATATCGTTATCATTATCAGTTCATACATATTTTTTTCAACTCCTTTTCTACATCATTCATGCCAAGAGAAACAACCTCGGGAGGACTCCTACGTCGTCCGTCATTGAATTGTCATGTTTCCCTCGGTATCGGCATGTCCGGTGTGAGTGGGCCTATACCCCGGATTGATATAAACCCTCAGTGATGCCTTTTTTCATGATTAAAAAATCAGCTTTTTCTTTTTTACACCTACTTTCTTTTTGATACCTTGAGCAGTCCATCGAATCAAAGCGCCAGGTTCTTTTCATCAGTGTATTTTATACACTACTTCTCCTTCGGGTGGTACATGGCAAAAGGTAAATCTGACCTAATCCTCCGCGACCGACTTCAATTTGACATAGACAATGTGGGTGACACTCCCACAGTCTATGGACGCATTGACTTGAGCGACTACGTTAACGTCGTTGCTCTCGAGGGACTTTCAATTAAAGAAGTTCGATACCAACTTCGTGATACGTCCTCGCAGGATTCCGGTGTTCTTAATCCGAATCTGTTGAATGGTGTTACCGCGTACGGTAACATCAAATTATACGCAACCACATCGGCGTATGAATCGGCTGTTGATGTCGGTATTGCTTCACCCAACGTTCTCTCCGTTGTTGAAATGACATCGGTTCAATATCCAGCCAATGCCGATGGCGCTTACAACCTGATTAACAATTGGACTGAATGGTCTACTCCCGACCTTCACCCTGCAGGTTATCCGGTAGTGACAGATTTACTTATTGGAATTGCTGCGCATACGGCTTCTCAACATGCTGATAAAACCATAGAGATTGATGTTATGCTTATTGCGGAACCAATCAAATTGTCTAAGGACGACTTGAACGACATGCTCATTCAAGCGCAGGACTTGTGAAGTGGTTAAGTTGCCACGCACTGAGGACGGAACCTTCTATACCGAGCGCATTGATTTATCAAATGAAGAACGCTTAGCGGAAAGGGTTTCAAATGCCAAACGCTTTGGCGGTTACGGGGTTAAGTTGGGTGCTGCTACAGCGCCTTTACTTGGACCCGCGGGTGCTGTAGTTGGTGGCGCTCTTGGTGCTATTAGTGGTTTTATTCTTGGCGACCAAGAAACGGTTTTTCCCATAGACATGATAGCAATACCGGCTTATCAGGGGTATTTGATATCGGGCACCCCGGCCTTTCAAATTTTCATCAAAGAGGGTGAAGTTCTTACCCAAGTTCAACTTACCGACGCACAAGAAACGGTCGCTATTATTGAGAATGATCATAGTCCTAAAAGAAAGACCCGTCGACCCGGTGCCGGTCTACCAAAGAAGTATGCCAAATTGGGTTTCAAGAAAGGGTGGATTGCTTACAAGAAAACCCCGGCTTACAAGAAAAAACAAGCATCCAAGAAAAAGAAAAAGGGACGGTCTAAGCGATGATAAATGAAGTAAGAGAATCTCTTGAATTAGACTCAATCACTTTGGACGAATCGGGATATGGGATTATCCAGAAAAAGGTCAATCTCAATCCTTTAAGCACCCGGCACACAATGATTCAGTGCGACTTGTTTCAGGACTCTATCATGACATCGGAACAAAGCCAACCGTTTCATATTGAGTTCTTTGTTTCGCCACTCCCGATTATCTATACCAATATGCAATTCTCAGGAAACATACCGGCAACGTACGCCAACCGCGGTCCTTCGGCATCTATTGATATCGTGTTGTTCAAATCTATTCTTTCGACCAAAGTTGATGGTGGGGGTGCCCCACTTCAATTGCTATTGGATGAGGTGTCTTTTCCAAACCAAACGCTCGGGACGTTACCGACCTTTTCATGGTACACACCTGAATTGTATTTGACGGCTATCGTCCACGGTTTTGAGTCCGACACTATCAACAACGTTGCTCTTTCGTTTTACATAGCCATCGACGTGAAGAAGGTGTCCCGATTACAAGCCGGTTTAGGTATTGTAAGAGAAGGTTCCCTCGCTCAAGGCATGGAGTTGGTATCACAAGGACGTGAGATACCAAAGGCTGCTAATGTCGGGCAGGTTTTCCCACTTTGGAAACATGGTGGCACCACGCCCGAACGAATGCTCCGAGGCAACGCCTTGGCCGACTTCTTCATCTCATATCATAGTGCTAATGCTGCAGAAAAAACAATGTCGCCTACCAATATCCGTACTTTCATGGGTGCTGCTTCTCAAATGCAACCAACGGGGACTGCTTTTGGTTCACGCGACCCGTCAAAGGGAAACGTTCCAGATTGGATTAAGTTGGATATGCTCCCGGGATTGATAGCAGGTCCTTTACGTTCTCAATGGCCTCCCCAAAAGAATTGGGATAATGGCAATACTATGATGCTGTAATGTACTCCTTTTCCCTCGGGACGGTTTTCCGGTTCAAGGTTCTTGGAGTATATCCTATGGCGTTTTGATTCTTAGATGCTCTACCATCCAATTCAACTCCTTTTCCCCATGAGATATACTCCAAGTCCACCAACTTAGAGATAGACCCCTTCATTCGCTCTGTTTTGATATGAATAGAA